CGATCACAAAACTGGCTACAAGTCAGAGTTCATCACCGAAGATGACAAGTTTGTTTATCACACAACTCAAGACCTTAATCCCGTCATTGACCACGTTAAGAAACTTAGAGATAATACTTTAAAGCCAGGCAAAGACCTTAGACATATTGCCGAAGTTCCTATGATTGTGTATCAAAAAGCAGTCAGAGAAGGATGGGATAGAGACTCAGCTAAGTGGAAAGAATGGCTAAACAACCCAGACAATAATGTCTTTAGAACTTGGCAAGGTAAAGTATGACATATGCAGAATTAAAAACAGCCATAGCTGGTTATCTAAACAGATCAGATTTAACATCTACCATAGATACATTTATTGATAATGTAGAGGCTGAACTTAACAGAAAGTTAAGAACGAAAGACATGATTGTAAGAGCTACCGCAGTAGCAGATGCTCAATACTTATCAGTACCAGATGATTGGCTAGAAGCCATCAATGTAGAAATAACATCAAATGATTTTAGTCCGTTATTTCAACAGTCTATAGAATCTTTAGATGTTTATAGAAAAGCAAATAACAACTTAACAGGTCAACCAGTATATTATGCAATGGTTGATGGTACTATGGAATTAGCACCAACTCCTGACGTTCCTTACACCCTACAGCTAACTTATTATGGTAAAATAAATGCACTGAGTGATACCAATGCAACTAACTTTGTATCAGTATCAAACCCAGATGTTTACTTGTATGGTGCATTGAAACACGCTTCTATCTACTTGATGGAAGACGACAGAATAGCAATGTTTACACAACAGTTTGAGAAAGCATTAGAAGAAATGAGACTTGCTCAAGAGAAGGCTGCATTTGGTAAAGGTTCTCTAATGATGAGAAGAAAGACTTACGGAACAAAACAAAAAAGAAATTACTACTACGGTAATTAAAGGAGAATACGATGGCAGGATTTAGTGATTATTTAGAAGACAAAGTTTTAGAGCATGTCTTTGGTGGCAATGCTTATACAGCACCCTCAACATTGTATGTTGCTTTATATACAGTAGCACCAACTGATACAGGCGGTGGAACTGAAGCAACAGGCGGAGGCTATGTAAGACGATCAAGTACATTCAATGTATCTGGTACTAACCCAACTACCGCAACCAACCCATCAGCTATTGAATATCCTACAGCAACTGCAAACTTAGGAACTATCGTAGCAGTTGGTATTTTAGACGCATCAACATCTGGAAACTTGTTAGCATACGCTAACCTAGACGCTTCCAAGACTGTAAGCACAGGAGATGTATTTAGATTTAACGCTGGTGATTTAGACGTAACATTAGCTTAACGTCATGGCCAGTATAGGCTATAACAAGGGCTATTATTCCAGGTCAAAATTTAACGACTTAGCTTTTCAAGCTGAAGCAACCGTATCCGCAACATCTGGCGCAACCGCTAGAAATACTGTATCAGGTGTAGCAACCATTCAGGCAAATTCTAACTTAACAGGATTTGCTAGAATACTATTCCAAGAGTCTGCAACCATACAGGCAAACACAAACTTCTTAGCTGTTGGTGCTAACACAGAGATAGCGACTGCAACCATACAATCAGTTACTAACTTTACAAGTATTGGTAGTAGAAAGCGTGGTGGTATTGCAACCATATCAGCAGTATCAAGTGTTACTGCGATTGCTAGAGATGCTGAAGAGCTAAAAGCAACTATTGCAGCAGTATCAAATGTTACAGCAATCGCTAGGGATGCTGAACAGTTACAAGCAACTATCCAAGCTGTATCAGACTTTGATGCGGTAGGCAGAGATACCGAACTAGGAAGTGCAACTATAGCTGCAACATCTAATGTTATAGCGATAGCAAAAGACACAGACCTAGGCAAAGTTACTATCGCAGCAGTATCTAACGTATCTGCACAGTCTGAAGTATTTAAGAAGATGGAAGCCACCATCAACCAAACAAGTGGCTTTAATGCAGTCGGTGGTTTAAAATGGGAAGACATAATAGTTCCAGGCGAAGACTGGACAGACCAAGTTGTTGGTAGTGAGAATTGGCAAGAGATAGTTGTATCATCAGCAACATGGACAGAAAATACAGCTCCTAGCAATACTTGGACAGACGCAACCAATCCATCTACGAACTGGGAAACACTTGATAAACAAGAGGCAGCTTAAATGGCAGATACATATACAACCAATCTAAACTTAACAAAACCAGAACCAGGTGCAGCAGAGGATACCTGGGGTATTTCGCTTAACGCTGACTTAGACTCTCTTGATGCAATTTTTAAAGCAGATGGTACTGGTAGTAGCATTGGTCTTAATGTTGGATCAGGAAAAACTTTAGCAGTTGGTGGAACGCTAAATGTCACTGGTACATTTTCTTTAGGCGGTACAGCAATTACCGCAACTGCTACTGAATTAAATTATGTAGATGGTGTAACAGGTAGCATACAAACACAACTAGGCACAAAAATAGAAAATAGTGATGATGTCACTTTAGGTACTATCAACTCTGGTGCAATCACCACAACAGGCAACATCACACTTTCATCAGGTGGTACACAGGTTAAATTTACAGGAACTGCAGGGCCATTTGGTCTTGAATTTGGAGACACAGAATCTAATCCAAACTTCAGAATTTATTATAGAACTACACCAAACACTTTAACTTTTGAGAATAACGGAGAAACTGCTAAACATACGTTTGATTTATCGGGCAACTACACAGCAGCAGGCACTATCAACTCTGGTGCAATTACCTCTACTGGTAATTCACAAATGGCCAACCTGGTTGTTACTGGGGATCTAACAGTACAAGGTACTACAACAACTGTAAACACAGATGATCTAAACGTAAAAGACAAAAACATTACCCTAAACTATTCAACGGGTGATTCATCTGCTTCAGCTAATGGTGCAGGTATTACTATTCAAGATGCTGTAAGTGTAGGTAATGATGCGACTATTCTTTGGAATACTAATTTTGATAATTTTGATTTTTCACACACTATAAAGATTCCAGATAATAAAAAAATAGAGTTTGGTGATTCAGATTTACAGATTTACCATGAGTCTGGAAACAACCATAGTGTCATAAAAGAAACAGGCACAGGTAACTTAAAAATCCAAGCAGCCAATATTGAAATGCAGATTCCAAATGGCACACAAAATTATTTACAAGCCATTAATGGTGGTGCAGTAACCCTATACAATAATGGTTCACCTAAAATAGCCACAACCAGTTCAGGCATAGATGTAACAGGAACAGTTGTAAGTGATGGCTTAGAAGCTCGTAAAGATACAGGCTCAACCACAAATTCATTATTAAAATTAACAAACTCAGCAGGTAGTACAACAGATGGCGTAGGTATTACATTTGAAGTTGCAAATACTTCAGGAGCAGGTGGTTCTGTAAATGTTGTAAGAGATGGCTCTAACTTTAAGCCATATATGACACTTAATACAAGTGCTAATATATCAACAGCACCCTCACAACGTGTTCGTATTGATGATACAGGTATAAACGTAACAGGAAGTATTACAAGTGATGCACTTACTGTAAGCAACGGAACAAACACAACCTCTATTCCTACAACTTCTGATAGAGTAGCTTTCACAGGTGCATCTTTAAATTATGTACAAAGTGCTGGTAATTTATTTATACAGCCAACTGGTGATTTAACTTTAAATGGTAGTGGCTCTGAAATAATGAGACTTAAAGATGGTAAGGTTGGAATTGGCACAAGCTCACCAGCATTACAATCAGGCGGAACTGGTATTCATGTAAATGGTACTTCGTATTCTGAAATTAAATTTACAAACTCAACAACAGGTACAGCATCAACAGATGGTACTGCTTTAGTAACTGTTGGAACTAATTTTACAATTAATAATAGAGAGAATGGTTATTTCTCTTTAAATACCAATAACAGCGAGAGGCTTAGAGTCACATCATCAGGCAACCTGTTGGTGGGTACTACATCAGGAGGTAATTCATCTGCTGGATTTCGTGCATACGCAGGCGGTAATGGTGCTTTTACTATTGCTGGTACTACATTAAGTCTTAATCGTTTATCAAGTAATGGAGAGATTTTAAACTTTCAAAAAGATACTTCAACAGTTGGAAGCATTGGTACTAATGGTGGTGCATTATATATAAGTTCTCCTTATGGGAATGATTCAGGTTTAAGATTTGTAAGTGGCATTATCGCACCTGCAACAACTACTGGAGCAAATAGAGATGCTGCAATAGATTTAGGTTATTCAAGTGGCAGATTCAAAGACCTCTACCTTTCAGGAACAGCTAATGTTGGTGGTGTTACATCTACAGGAGCTATATCAGCAGAAGATAATATCTACCTAACTGATGCAGGAACTACAAGAGGTAGAATTGAACTTAACGCAAGTGATAGGGATGATTTAGATATTGTAGCCGTATCTTTAAGTTCAAATCTAAAATTCTTTACGCAAAATACAGAAGTTGGGCGTTTTGATGCGTCAGGACGATTCTTGGTGGGTACTACTAATATTATTCCAGGCATAAGTAATACAGATGCAGGTGTATCTTTATCTGCCTCTCTTGGGGTTTTTGCTTCTCGTGCTAACGAAGCACCTATCAACCTATCTAGAAACTCAAGTAACGGAGACATTGCTTTATTTAGAAAAGATGGCTCAA